TAGAATATTTTGAAAATCCTAAAGAAAGATTACAATGGATTAAAGATCAAGCAGGAGCAGTAAGTACAGGTTGGAAAGGCATAGATCATAAACTATATGGCGGACTTAATAGAGGAGAGATGACAATCTTTGCAGGTGGTTCTGGTGCAGGTAAGAGTTTGTTTTTACAAAACTTTGCAGTAAATTGGTCTCTAGCAGGAATGAATTGTGTTTATATAAGTTTAGAGTTAAGTGAACAATTAATTAGTATGAGATTAGACAGTATGGTTTCTGGTTATGGTACTAAAGAAGTTATGCGTAACATGGACGATGTAGATTTAAAAGTTCGTATGAAATCTAAAGGTGCTGGTAAACTAAGAGTCAAGCAAATGCCTAATGGTGTAAATGCAAATGATATAAGAGTATTTTTAAGAGAGTATGAAATATCCTGTGGTGAGAAAGTAGATTGTTTACTGGTAGACTATTTAGATTTGATGATGCCTATTAGTGCAAAAGTAAGTGGCAGTGATTTGTTTATTAAAGACAAATATGTATCTGAGGAGTTGCGTAATTTAGCAGTAGAAAGAGACTTATTATTTGTTACTGCATCGCAGTTGAACAGAGGTGCAGTAGAAGAAATAGAATTTGATCATCATCATATTGCAGGTGGTATTAGTAAAATACAAACAGCAGATAATGTTGTGGGTATATTCACAAGTAATGCTATGCGAGAAAAAGGCAGATATCAAATACAGTTTATGAAAACACGTTCTAGTAGTGGTGTAGGCACAAAAGTAGATTTAAGGTTTGATCCTGATACGTTGAGGATAGAAGATTTACAAGAAGGTGACGAAGATGCAGATACAATCACAACAACAAGTTTAGTTGATCAACTAAAACGTGGCAATTCTATAAAAGCAGATGAACCTGAGCAAAAGGACACAATAGGACAAGCAATGAACATGCGTGAGTTCCTTAAAAAGAATGACTTATAATGATAAATAGCATTATACATATTTTTTGGAGATATCATGCCTAAGGCTCGTAGTATATTAGAGGAACTAAATCAAATATCAGTAGATAGAGATAGGAACCATGTCACTTCTAATAGAGGTGAACATGTAATTACTAGTGCCATAAACTTGTTAGAACAGATAGATTTGCATTATGATGAAAAGACAGCAAAGGATCTTACCAACAGACTTATTAATAGTATTAGAGGCAGAGATGTTAAAAAATTCTCCAGAGGTATCAAAAAAGTGATTAAAGAATCTCAAAGAGAACAAAATGCTGATTAATGAAATAGTAGAAAATACAAATAATTTTACTTTATTAGAAAAAGATTATATAAAAGATGGGGACGTCATCAAACACAAAGGTGGCGAATTTGTTTGGTCAGAACCTCTTAATGCTTTTTCAGTCCGTAAAGAAGTTGAAACTAGCAGAAATCCACAACTAGTAGGCCTTAAAAAAGGAAAACCTATACCTCAGGGAACCAAAGCAGAATGGGAAATACTTAGATCAGCAGGAATTGTTAGATCAGGTATAGACAAAGACGGATACTCACAACTTAACCCTACATTAAAAACGAGATTTAAAAATTTATTTGGTAAAGGGCCTGGTTCTAAAAAATTCTCTAGGCAAAATACAAATGAACCTGAAAAAGAACCAGGATATTTCGGTAAAATAGGACAGGATATAAAATCACAAGATGGCAGAGGAATAGGTAGAAAGGCAGGAGCGGCAGTAGGTTCAGCAATAGGACAAGCAATAGGCGGAATCGGAAACTTCTTTAGCCAAACTGGAAGAGATTTAGACAAGAGAAGAAAGAAAGATAATCCAGAAACAGATGTAGATAAAGATAACGACAAAAATAAAAATAAACAAAAGGTAGTATATGTGCCTGATGGAGAGCCTGGTGGCGGCACTACACAAACACCTCAACCAGGGGATGATGGAGAAACAGTATCAGGAACTTTTGATGAACCATTAAATCAACCAGAACGTGGAAGTCCAGAGAATCCAATTGATTGGCCCGATAGGCCTGAACCTGATAGTTCTCCAGAAGGACCAACACCAGAGCCAACACCAGAACCAGAACCAAAACCAGATGGTTACGATCCTGAAGTAGATTACGACGTACCAACATATTTAAGAAACAGGAAGAATAAAGGTTACAAAGATAATAATCCAATTATAACAACTCCAATAACTCCAAGATTTCAAATAGGTGATAAGGTTAAATGGAAGGCTATCAAAAATAATAAAAATATTAAAAAAGGCGATATAGTGTCTAGTGTTATACAAGGTATGCCTGGTGCAGAATATAAGAGTAGGGGTCAAACACTTGTGGTTCCTCAAGATCAAGTATTAATGAAAACTAAAACAGGATTATATTATCTAAAACCTATGAACCTTATTAGTAAGGTGTAAAATGAAATTTAAAGATATTTCAGGAAGTTTCTTAAAAGAAATAATACTAGAAGCAGAAAATAAAAATACTCATTTAGAGCATTTAGAAGATAATATTTTTAACAAAGGATATCAGGGAGCCAAAGAAGCAATAAACTATCTATACAGTTTACATGAAATGCTAGAAGGTAATTCAGAAAGTCCTGTAAGTATGACAACAAAATGGGACGGTGCACCTGCCATCATTGCAGGTAGAGATCCAGAAACAGGTAAATTTTTTGTAGGTACCAAAGGTGTATTTGCACAAAAGCCTAAAATAAATTTTACAGATAAAGATATAGAAGAAAATCATCCTGGTGAAGGGTTACAACAAAAATTAAAGATTGCTTTAAAAACATTAAGTACACTTAATTGGAATACAGTTGCACAAGGCGATATGTTATTTTCTAAAGAAGATTTACAACAAACAAATATAGATGGCGAAGAAGTAATTGTATTTAAACCCAATACTATTGTATATGCTGTACCAACTAACAGTGATTTGGCAAAGCAAGTTACAAGTGCAGACATTGGTATAGTATGGCATACAGAGTATGTAGGAGGGCCTACGTTAGCCGATACAAGAGCCAAATACGGATTTGATAGTAGTGTACTAGGGCAAAGTTCTAAAGTTTGGCATAGAGATGCCTTAATTAAAGACTTTTCTGGTGTAGTAACTTTAACTAATAACGAAAGCGAAGAAGTTATGGGTGCTATTAGAGAGGCAGATGCATATTTAAAAACAATAGATTCTGCAACATTTAGTTGGTTAGAGAAAGGTAACGATGTTATTGGTAAAGATTTCCTGCAACAATTAAAAGCACATGTTAATAATAATATTAGAGCAGGAGCATTTGACGAGCCTACAAAATTTGCACAAGGATTTGTACAAAAATATATAACCTTTATGCAAAAGAAAATAGACGGATATAAAACTCAAGCAAAGCAAGACGAAATGAATGACAAGTTAGTACAAGGTGTGAAGTTTATAAAAGAACATGTACCAAGTATTGTAAGTGTATATGATTTATATTTAAAAATTATACATTCTAAAGTTTTGATAGTAAAAAAATTAGAAACAATTAGACAGTTACCTACATTTAAAGAAACTGAAAACGGATATGAAGTAACAGGCGAAGAAGGATTTGTTGCTGTAGACAGAATGGGTAACGCCTTAAAACTAGTAGATAGATTAGAGTTTAGCAGATTAAACTTTGGAACAGGAATGCCAGGCAAATGAACTTACCGAAAGAAATAGAACAATTTGTAAATAATCTAGTGCCTACAGATGTAGGAGTAGATAATGTTGGCGATTATGTTGTACGTTACGAAGGATTTACAGATGAATGTAATGACGGACACGATGACAATTCAATAGATGATGTTTATGCAGATGCTTATCAAGACTTTGACAACAGACAAGGTCAGAAAGCAATGGTTAGAGGTGTAGCATACGATGAACTTGGCTGTGATAATAATCCTGTGTTGTATAGTGTGTACAAAAATGTCAATGAAGCAGTAAACCCAGATAAGATGACTGGTGATGAAATGAGAAAGTTATTGGATAAGAAACATGCATGGGACGATGGTATGCACAATCGAGAATTTATAAATGATGTAAGACGTCACAACTGGGTTTTAATTAACAATTACCCACTTGCTAAACTGGGTAGTGTAGAAGATCCTTATGATAGAATAATAGACACAGATGATGATTATGCTATGAGAAACTCTGATTTGTCAGAGCCTATTGTGATTGCTCCTGATAGAAAAAGTGTTATGGACGGAAATCACAGAGTACATAAAGCAAGGGAAATGGGTAAAACACATTTACCAGCATACTTTCCAATGATGGAAACAAAATTAAATTTAAAACTTATAGATAAAGAAATATCAGAAGCAAGACTATATAGAACAAGCAGAAATTTTAATGCTCTCACAGGAGAGGATGTTACAAAATTATTTTACTTAACGTCTTTAAGTACATATATGATGCTCAATGATGATAAGCAAATTGATTTTGCTAAAGAATATATAAAACAAACAGTACAATATGGACCTTATACTTTATTTAGAAGTCATGCAACAGACTTATATTTGTTAGGGCATGTAATAAGAGACCCAGATACAAGAAGTATTACATTAAAAAATCCTATATCAAGTAAACAGTATTTAAATAAGTTAAACTTTGATGCTAGAAAACATTACATGTTTTATATGAGACTTAAAAATACTACAATTAAAAATACAGAATTTAATTCTTACTTTTTAAGATTAGAAAGCCAACTACAAATAAAAGATCAAAAATATAAACAATGGCGCAGGTTAGTTGCAGATTGGGGTAATTTAAAATATACTTCAAGACAATTAGTAGTATCAAGAATGTTACAAGAGTATCGTAGACTAGGAAGAGGCAGTGAAATGGTTAGTCCTTTAAGTACTATGACAAAGTATAGAGACTTTAAACCTTCTAAATATCAAGAACCTACTACTAGTTTTGCAAAAAGAGCCGCCGGAACAGTTGCAGGTGCGGCCGCAGGAAGATATGTAGGAAAGAAAGTTGCAAAGAAATTAGGTAAAGATATTGATAAATATAAAAAGTACGGTACAGGAATAGGTGCAGTAGCAGGTTACTGGGCAAGTGGAAGAAAGAAACAATGAAAATTAATGAAATAATTTTTGAGGCATGGATTAATTTGCCTCCAGAAGAAGCGGCAAAAGAAAAACAAGCCGCTGATCAAGAATTTCGTGCTCTTAAAGGCATAGATTCTCCTGACTCCGTAAAACTTGCTGATTTATTTAGAGCCGCATTTGCTGTTACAGGTACTGTTGATTCTGCTTATGAAAAAGCAAGAGCAGATATGCGTAAATTAAATATGGACCCAATAGCAGTACGTGACTTTGATAAAGCCGCTAAAGGATATGCAAGTGCAATTAAGGGCGATATAGATCCAATTGGATTACCTGATAATGCTCCAATATTTAGATCAAAGGGCGGAGGAGTTGATATATCAAATATGCCAGTTCCAGGTGGCCCAGGCCCAAGCGGACCAAGAGACAGACGTGGTTCAGATGGAAGATCACTACAACACGATAAGTTCTATAAATCAGATAGTAAGACTGGACAAGCCGTTGATGCTGTAGGAGATTGGGCTGATGAGTATTTCGGTGATTTACCAGGTGCAGGATTAGTTAAAAAAGCGGCCAAAGGTGCTAAAAAAGTAGGAAGTGCCGTTACGGCACCAGTAAGAGCAATAACAGATCCAGTAAGAAGTGGATATGATTTCTTAGGCGATCTTGGTGGTTTAGATGCATTTAGGCAAGGTCGTAGAAGACGTACAATTCAATAAAGGCGTAGAATATAAAGACAAATTCTACTTTTTTGATAAATAAGTGTAACGCATAAAATTATGCTTAAAAAAATTAGGAGATAAAAATGGCACAATCAAAAGGAAACGGAGCAGGTGTAGGCGATTTTGCAACAGGTACACTTATCCAAAAACATAACGTAGCATGTATCTTAGTTGATACTGGTGCAGACCTTAGAACAGAAGACGACGCAGAAAGAGAAGCAGTTGAAAGAGCACTTCAATTCATTCAACCTTTAGCATACGAAATTACTGATGACAACAGTGGTAAAATCCACGCAGTTGTTGACAGTAGTCAATTTGATGCGGCGGCTTTACAAGCTCAAATTAGAGCAATTGGTACTGACGATGTAAACAGTTATAACTTTGCAACAGCAACAGTTACAGCAGGAACAGGCTTAGTAGTAAGTTAAGTTTTACTTAAAAAATTTAAAAAGGCAGTTTATACTGCCTTTTTTTATGATCAATATGATAAATAAAAGTAACAGATAGTTTTCTATCTAAGATTATTTAGGAGAATAAAATGGCATTAACAGATAATAGAGCGGCTGATAGCGGTGAATTTGTAGGAAAGGATATATTCTTAAAAAGTTTCCAACAACAATCAGGAAACATTTCTGCTTCACAATTGACAGCATTAGTTAGTTCAGTACAAAACTTAAACCTTACAGTATTAAAAGTAGGTAGTTTTTCAGCAGGTGCACAATCAACTGTAAACTTTATACTAGAAGGTGCAGACAACCTAGCAAACGGTGACCTAGCAGGACACGTTATTGGTGACGTCTCATTCTAAGTTAAACAAACTTATAAAAAATCCTCACTAGTTGGGGATTTTTTTTGGCTGAAAAAAAGATAAATACTTGCATAGGATACTTTTAAGTATTCAGTAACATAGGAGAATAACATGGCACAAACTAAAGTAAATCCTGTATATGTAGATGAAGAAAAGTTTTTTATAGGTTTAAAACCAACGTTTTTTGAAGTAACGTTTGGTGCGGCCGTAAACGCAAAAACTGGACCTGAAAGTACAATACAAACAGTTATACATGCTATTTTAAATGAAAATCTTTCAATCCTAGGCATGAGTGCATTATATGATACAAATCAAACAATAGCATTTATGGTTGATGGTGAAAAAGGCACTGACACATATGACGGTTCAAACAGTGAAACCCTAGCGGCTCACTTAGAAGATGTTATTCAGGCACTAGGTACAGTTGACGGAGTCAACTTAGCAAGTGCTTCATGTACAGCAAAAACATTTGTATTAGCATAAACTTAAAAAGGTAAAAAAGAATCCTCACTTAGTGGGGATTTTTTTTGATCTGGAAATCTGAAATCCTGATAAATAGTACAAAGACGGAGACACACATGGTTGAACAAAGAAGCGGAGCGATGGGAAGTTCAGAAGTTGTTTCAGGCAACATTGAATTTTACACATTGTTCACAAGTATAGATCTCACTAGAACAGGTGATTATACTGATAATACACAGAAAGATTTTGAAAGTGTTGTACAAGTTATAGGGTTAAGAGCACAACCAGTAGTAATGAATAACCCAGTTGCACTAAATGGCTCAGGTGCCAATGTTTTAGAAAACTATGGAGCACCAACACTAACAGGAGCAGGTTGGATTTTTAAATTTGCTTTTGAAAGAGAAGGAGTGCATTCTATACAAACACTTAAAGACGAATTAGATGGAATAGTACTGAATGGAGGTACAATAGATACCAAAAGTTCAGTAAATATGGAATTTACTAAACAAGATTTATTATAAGAGATAAACAATGCCTAAAAAGAACAAACCGGAACTTACACCAAAACCTTATGTTGAGAGCGGTAACATAGAGGCACACATAATTGCAGATATGCTTAGAATAGAAAGCATTACCGCAGAACTAAGAGAATTTAAAGATGTTACAAAAAGTAGATTAGACAAATTAGAAAACTGGATTGTTGCTATTGTTGGACTAACAGTAACAACATTAATATCTACAGTTGTAGGACTAGTATTAAAAGTATTATGAGAATAGACGAATTTACAGAAGAACCTATTTACGAAGCCAGAATGGTTTGGCGTAAAGTAGGTAATAAAATAAAACGTGCTGTCAGATGTACTGCTGGTAGACGTAAGGGTAGAGTCGTCTCTAATCCCAGTCAATGTAATGCTCCTATAGATTATAAAAAGAGAATTAATTTGAAACGAACCAAAGCACGTCTAGGTGCAAGAATGGCAAAGAAAGCCAGAAGAACAAAAAGATTTAATTCCCTTAGTAAAAGAGTCGCTAAGTTAAATAGGCGTTAAAATGAAGTTTTCAGATGTTAAAACATTAGAACATATTTTAAAAGAGTATTCTTATAATAGCTCTGGACCCCCACAGCCTTCCGGCAATCAAAAACATGGTCAAACAGCAAAAGCAATAGCTCAAGTTAAAAAACAGCAACAGGCTCAGCAACAACCTGCTATACAACCACCTAGCAACGATAAGGTTGTAATAAATCCTCAAGCCGCACAACCTGTAAAGAAAAAACCAGGACACCAATTAAAACGAAATGAAGTAATTAGAGATTTAGAATCAGGGCAACCTTTAGGTGTAGTTATAAGTCCTAAAGGACAAGGCCAATACAAAGATAAAGTTACAATACAAGCAAGTAATGGACAGATAATAAATGTAGATCCACAACTAGAATTTAGTGTAGATGTAACAGAATCTTCTAAATACAGGAAAAAATTTAAATTAAAACGTAAAATTAAAAAACTTGCAAGAAAAGGTCTTAAAGAAGCAAATCAAGAATTATTTGAAATAAACTTTAACAGAAGAGAAATAGCAACAGAGGCCTTAGATGCTCCAATTAAATGTGGCTTTGAAGCAGAAACTTTTTGGTATAATGTTGAAAGTAGTTCCCCTGACGAAGTAGATGGAATGTCTGTTAGTGATATAGAATACGAATTTGGTGATTTACCAGATTCCGCATATGAAGATTATCAGGACTGGTTATATCAAAAAGGACAAGACGAATATTTAGATGATTTAATAGATGAAAAGGTTGATGAATTTAGAGAAGATGAAGATTATTTAAATGATTTTATAGACAGCGAATCCGGTCCAAGTTCAGAAGCAATAGAAAGATATAAAGACAATTTTAAAGATCTTGACCCAGATGAATACGAAAATCGTGAAGAAGATGGTTGGGACTATATGAACTGGGTCAGAGAATATGTTGAAGAAGAATACGAAGCAGAATATCTAGATTGGTTGAGAGAAGCAATACCAGAAGAATTTGATCTAGATCAAGATGCCAAAGAACTAGCAGAAGGTGACTATAGTATGGACGACTGGGTCTACGATATATATAGTTATATGAGCACTTTCCTAGAAGAATATGGATATGATTACAGCAGAGCAGAAGATGGAACAGAAAATGTTGCTAGTGTTTTAAATGGTTGGGTAGAAAATAACAGTCAATTTACAAATTATCCTGATCATGGTGATTATGGAGACACATATACAACAACTGCTTGGGCAGTAGAAAGAGATTCCAGTATTGAACCTGATGAGGGTGTAGGAGCAGAAATAATTTCTCCAGTATTCGATAGTCCTAGAAAAATGCTTGAAGAAATGAAAAGTTTATTTGAGTGGGGAGAAGACGAATTTGGTACTAACAACTCAACAGGTTTACATGTTACTATGAGTTGGCAGGGTAATGTAGATGACGACGGTGAACAATATAGAACAGAACCAAATAAGTTAAAAATGGCATTACTATTAGGAGACGAATATTTACTTTCTGAATTCGGTAGATTAAAAAATAGTTATACAAGAAGTCAATATCGTGCAGTATTAAAAGCGGCTGAACGTATGAAACGTGGTGATGCCAATAGTTTTAAAGATTTTGAGAAACTTCTATCAAGTGTAATAAGTAAAGATAAATTTCAAAGCATACATTTTAAAACAGAAACTGATGATGATTCAGGTAATGATCTTATAGAATTTAGAATTGCTGGTGGTGATAATTATCAAGAAATGATACCACAAATAGTCAAAGCAGTAGTAAGATATGCTACAATTATGAAATCAGGTTATGACGAAGATGCATTTAGAAGCGATTATATAAAGGCAGTAAGCAGAGTTTTGCGTAAAAGTCAAGAAGTAGATCCTGAAAAAATAAAAGATTTACAACATGTTATACATCCAGTTATAGATTCAGCAAAAGATATAGTTGGTAAAAAAGATTACTTTGATGTTGTAGACTATTTAAGTTCTAGTGTCGAAAGTATGAGATATTATAAAGAACTAAGTAAACCAGGTGCTGATAAAGAGTGGGAACAAAGTGTAAAAGATTTTAGAAAAAATACTGGAAGAGATCCAAGTTGGATGGGCGAAGCAATAAACGAGGAAGAGATTACAGGATATTTAGAACCTGATAGAATAAAACCTAGTAAGGGTGCTGAGATGGAATTAAAGAAGGCACAGGATAAATTTATATCAGCAATAACTATTTTATCCAGAGACGTATCAGATGGATTAAATAGAAATCCAGTAAGAGCCAAAGATGTAGGCGTATTTAGAAAATATGCAAATGAAGTAAAATTAGATGTACAAGGTATAGAAAAACTTATTTTATCAAAATTAAATGATTTTAATTTCACTGGCACAGATAGAGAAAACGTAGCAAGATTACAAACTGGAATAAATGTTTTATTTAAACAGGACATAATAAAGAATCCTGAATTTCTTACTCCTCAAGAAGTAGATGCTATTGTTTCTAAAATGTGGCAATTTTATCAAAATGAAGATTCTAAAGACAATACTAAAATAGATAAATTAGCAGAATTACTTATGCAACTTAATCCTGCTAATGAGAAAGCAGATATTTTAGATATATTAGCTCAACTTACAGACCAAAGAGCTCAGAACGGGTTTGTGGCTAAACTAAGAGGCTCAGGTTATAATACTCGTATAGCATTAGTAAAAGACGGTTCTATAAAAACACCTAACTCATCAAACAATTTACTTAAATTTTTAGAGCCCTATAAAGGTTATAATCATCCAACAGGAAAACAACATCATGTTAATATTAGAAGCGATGATAATTATGAAGAAGTAGCCAAAAGTGCTCTAGTGCAAAAAATGAGATTTAGATTAGATCATCTAGGGGATTTAGAAAGAGATAATAAAGAAAAGTATTTAAAAATAAAAAGTGATCTTATTAAAATTGGAAATGATTTCTTAAATACCGTTGTAGCAACTGAAGTAGACAATATAACAGAACTATATGGCGAAGAAGCACAAGGGCAATACGGAGAAGAAGGACCTTGGTGTTTATGTAGCAGGCAAGGAAGGGTTTCAAGTGCATTAGATTTTTTAGTTCAAGTAGAAGATCAAGAAGATGATTTTTATAACTTTATATCTTCATATGACGATTACATAATAAGAAATCAAATGGAAAACATACCAAGGTATTATCAGAGTAAACGTGATTTTCCTGGAATACATAAAAATCCAGAAGTAAAAAAAGTTGTAAAGAAAAACTTTGCAGGATTTAAGAAGTTCTTAAATGCTTTTGATAAAATTTTTACAGCAGAAGGATTTACAGATCTTAAAGCAGAAATATCTGATAAAAACAGATATGATAAACGTAACAAAGACTTTGAAAAAAATGTTAGAGATAATTCAAAAGCAAAATTAAATATACCAAGTTACAGTTACTTCTACATAGATAAAGAATTTTTTGAAACAATAACAGATAAAAGTTATGGCGATAGAGAAGCATATTTAGATAATCATTTAGATCATTTTGGCGGTTCAAGTTTAAATAATACTAAAGTTTATGTTATACCTTCAAGTCACTGGAGCGATGCCGAAGATGCCACTAACGGTTTAGAACTTATAGATACTTTTGAAAAAAATAAAAACTACTATCACAGTTGGAGAAAGAATGATTATAGACGCATACTTAACAAGTTCCAAAACACATATGGTTATAGTTGGAAAAAATTAACAAACGGAGAAGATTTTATAACAGGTTCACAAAACGTTTATAAAAAACTTAAAAATCTAGGTATTGAGATAACAAATCAAGGAGACAGCAGAAAAGGTGCACCTGGACAAAAAGATTTATTAGATAGTGAAGCAACACAAAATCCTAGTAGTGGCGAGCCACTAAACAGAAGTAGTGCAATAAGTTGGTCAATGAATACTGATGGCTCAGATGAAAGACAATTTGATGCATTTGATTGGAGTGTATATCCAGACAAGATGAAAGATGTTGTTGCTAAGGTTATGAAGCAGAATAACGAAGGTTTTCAAACAGCATTAAATAATGTATTACAACGTGTACTTGATGGTGATATAGATATAAAACCTGAAGATTTAGGCAAACCGTTAGAAAGACTTGTTTTTGCGGCTGGTGTTGAAGATATGGATTCCTATAATTCCTCATCCAACCAAGTAGCAAGTAAAACAAATTGGTCTAATCTAGCAGACTTCCTTAAAATAGAAAGGGGTGTTAACGATCAAGGTCCTAATTTACTTAAAAAAGTTTACAATCAATATGACAGCGATCACAACTGGCGCCCAGACAATGACAATCCAGAAGCAATAGGTATAGAAAGATGGGCCGCCGCAGTCAAGGCCGCATACGAATATATACAAAAGAATTATACTGTAAGTGGCGGTAACTATTTTAGAGACGGTGATAATGTAAGTCAAGTATATGGTGGGTCTGAACCTACAGCAAATGATCAATCAGGATTTGATGTAACCACAGACGATTATGAAACAACTAGAGAAAAATACATAATTTTTAATAACATGATGGCTCAGGGCATACAAAACTATATAATGCAACCAGATGTAAACAGACTAGTAGCATTCTTAAATAATCCTGATAACGATGAAGCATTTAAAAGTCATGTATTATTAGGATTACATAGAAACAGAGAACGCGGTGACGAACCAAATGATTTTCAAGGAGCATTAGCACACGGTAGAAGAGAATTAGCACGAAACGAAGGTGCGATAAATAGTAATATGTCTACTATATTTGAAAAATTTGAAAATCTATCTTTTGCAAAACAATTAGATATTATATCTAAAATAAATTTTAAAAAAATAGATGAAGCATGGAGCAAAAAATATAAATCAAGTATAGATTGTAATAATCCAAAAGGATTTAGTCAAAAGGCTCATTGTGCAGGTAAAAAGAAAAAGAAAAAGGCAAATGAAAGTGTACCAGACAATACAAAGATAAGAATGTTAAATCATCTACTATCTGATCATATGCCTGCAAATGATATTAAAAAACAAATGGATGCCTTTTTTGCTTTACCAGATCCTAAAATGATAAAGGCATTTAGGCACAGACGGGCAGAGGGCGGAGACGATGCATGTTTGAGGCCTATTTTAAGAAATTTTATTAAACGTCAAATGCCTGATACTCAACAAAAATTTATAAATCTAAATGAAAACAAACTAAATGAGTATGACGATTTAGAAGCAGAAAAAACAAAAATACAGGATATTGTAAGTAAACTTGATGTAGACCAAGAAAAAGATAGAGAACTTATAGATCAAATTTGGAGAATTCTTAATGCTGATCATATTCAATCTGTAATAGGCAAATTAGTTGTAAAACCAATTGCAGATGAAACTGCTATGAATAAAGAAGCGGCAACAAAGGTTTTAACACAGGTAATATATCAAATTGAAAGTAGTTATGATAAGATTAAAGAGTTTTTAGATGATTTAGAAAAAACAGGTTCTGCATATGATGTTGACGCACTAAAGCAACCAATCAATTCTTTATCAAATATTTTTAAATCAGATGTAGGCTATACAGTATTTAAAACATTACTACCTTATGGCGTAGGTGCTAACAAAAAAGGCCCTGGAGAATTTGCTTTAGCCATGTTAAGTGATAGGGTACAATTAAGCGATACTACAGGAGATGTTGTTATAGATGGTGAACTTGTAGAGGTTAAAGCAAGTAAAAGTGAGACAAGTTCAGGCGGTGGTAGGTTAGGTATGGGCGGTATGCCACAGTTAAAAGCAAGAGATGTTTTATTAAGATATAAAGACACTATACCATCAGTAGCAAGTCACTTGGAAAATGAAAATAATAAAACATTAGGTTTAGGTAAGTTTGTCGAATATTTAAATCAAGATCTTCCTGTAGGTGATAAAAGAAGATATGATATTGCTAAAGATTTTTATAAAGATCTTTTTATTCCTGTAGCAGTAGAAAAAATTGCAAAGGCTTTCCAATCAACAGATGATATACAAGAAATTGGAAAACAATATGCAGGTGCTAATTACATTGATTATTTAAATAAAGGAAAATTTGAAGCATTATTGGCAATAGATATGTACACTGGTAAATCAGCATATCTACCAAGCGAAGAAGAGTTTATAAAATTTGTAGAAGGACCTCACTCTGGTGCTATGGGTATCAGTGTTGTACCTTCTAATTCAGGACCAACAGAATCATTTGTACAAATGACATTTAGAAAGGGTAAGATATGAACATAAAAGACATATTAAAAGAAAACTATACGTTACCAGATATTACATACGACAAGTATGGTATGCCTGAATATTCTAAATACTTAGATTTGATTTCTAAAGTCTTTAAAAAAGGATTAGGAAAAGTACAAATACAAAGATTTTTACAAAATAAATTAGAAATTACAGGAAGAAGTGCTAGAGAACTTATATCAAGATGGGAAAAAGTAAATAGACAAAAAATTCCTATGAAATTAAATGCAGAAGCCGGAGGCGGTGGCGGCGGTGCTGGAGGCGGCGGTGGTGCCGGAGGCGGTGCTGGTGGCGGCGCAGGTGCAGGAGCAGGTGCTAGTGCAGGAGCAAGTTCAGGTGGCGACGGTGGTTCAGCAAGTTCAAGTGGAGACAGCGGGTCTGCAGGCAGTGGTGACACTGGCTCCGCTGATTCCACGCCTAGTGATGCACCTACTATGAGTGCTCCTAGAGGTTATGCATTTTTAGGTAGTATGATGCCAACTAAAAAGAAAAAGAAAAAGAAGAAAAAGAAAAGTAAACAATTTAAGTTTGGTGGCGGTATTTACGAAAATGTAGAGCAAATGGAAGATAGATTATGGGATTTAAAATCTGCTTTAGAATCTGCAAGAGCAGAAACAAAAAATATAAAATATGCAGATATGCATATGGATATAATAAACAAAGTATCTAATATTGCAGAAGAAAACGGTATTAAACTAGATGAATATAATGTAAATCAAGTTTACAGAGCAAAAAATAAATTAGAAAGTGCAATATATCAATTAGAAGAAGATTTTGAAGAAGCAATTAGAGATATGCAAAACGCAATAGATATGTACGATGAAAATATTTGATGCAATACAGCAAGTAGTACCTTGCCCTAGAACAAAATCAACAGGATGTCAATGCGATAAACTTGAAGGTATAACCGAGGCTGAAGAAACTATTAAAGCAATAGCACAATTAGAGCATACTGTAGATGATGTACAAGGGTTTGTAAAATTTAAACAAAAACCAGGACAACCAACTATAATAAAAGGTATAGTTAAAGGTCTAACACCTGGTAAACACGGATTTCATATACACGAATATGGAGATTTAAGTGATGGTTGTGCAAGTGCAGGAGGACATTATAATCCTGACGGTGTTGATCATGGTAATATATCTCAAGGACATGTAGGCGATTTAGGAAACATAACAGCAGACCAGACAGGAACTGCTAGATTTCAAATAAAAGCAGAACGTGTAGAATTATCTGATGTAGTAGGTAGAGCAATAGTTATACATGCTGATGAAGATGACTTAGGCAAAGGCGGAGATGAAGAAAGTTTAAAAACAGGCAATGCTGGAGATAGACTAGGTTGTGGTGTAATACGTTTAAGAGAAGTTGTAGAGGAAGAATATCAAAGAAAAACATTTGATAAGCATTTTGATAGAAATCAACTACCACAAATTAATAGAACAGATGTAGAAAATTCTGATTTTAATTATAAAGAAGGTAAAATAAGTTTATCTAACTTAAAACCAGTACAATCACAACGTGTACATGGATATGATAAAAAAGCAGAGCAAGTATTTTTACAAGATATAGATAAGCCTTTTATAATAGATAAAAACGGATATATTATAAACGGCCATCATAGATATGATGCGGCAAATATTTTAGGTATTAAACGTGTCAAAGCAATAAAAATAGATGCAGATATAGAAGATGTAATGAACCATTTTTCTCATACAAGTAGTAATACAAAAGTAATGGGAGAAGATTATTTTAAAAAATTACTGCAAGAAAAAATGACAGTAATTGAAGATGTTGTGGGTATGAATCCACAGGCTGTAAAACCATACTTCTCACCAGAAGAAGCAGACAGAGCCAACGATGAATGGATAAACCAAGCACAAGTAGATCAGGACGATGGTGTAATTATAAAAGGCACAGACGGCAAACAGTATCGCATAATGACCAGTTACGGTAATCAACATTTTGAAGATTGCGAAGTATTTTTACAAGGACTTACAGACTCAAATTACATTGATACAGAAGGATATCCAGATGCCGCTGAACTGTTATACTATCATAGTGCCACAGGACATTATCCTGATGACGAGGAAGAAATAGAAGAAAACAAGCAACTTCCACAAGATGTAAAAGACTTTGTGAATAAACTAACACCAACAGATGTTGGTAAAGACAGAGTTGGTGAATACATTGTACACTACGAAGGGTTCACAGATGAATGCAACGACGGGCAGGATG